AGATGATTAAAAAACTGAAAGAGAATGCAGCATCGTTGCTGCTGCTTTTCACGCTGACCGGCAGTGTGCTGACAGGGGTCACTGTTCTGGCAAACAGTCTGATCTTGACAGCCTGGAAGCAAGGGTCATATTCAACGAAAAAGCTGCGGAAAAAAGAGAACTGATGAAGACGGTTTTCGAATGCAAGAAATTGTATGGCCCCGACTATTCGGCGGCGCCTGATGCATTCACTGCAAAGTTCTGCAGGGATGCTGAAATCGAACTGAAAAATATGAACGGTGAAGGGGGATGATCATGTTCAAGGAAGACAACGGCAATATTTCCAGTCTGCGGGTCATGAGTTTTACTTGTCTGATAGCTGCAATCGTGACTGGGTGTTATATCGTATATAAGAACCCGGCAGATGCCAGCAATGGTATCTATATATTCACGGCATATCTGGTCGGGGCCTTCTGCCCGAAGGTGCTTCAAAAATTTGCCGAACAGAAGATGGGGGTGTGATATGTCAATGAAATGGTACAATCCGGCAACATGGTTCAAGGCTGGTGATAAAGGCATTGGCGCTGCAGTCGATACTGTTGCCGACATCAGAAGCGCAATCGATGTCCTGATATTGACTAAAGAAGAAAAGATTCAATATAGTCAGAAAGGTATGGACCAATTTCTTGAATTTCAGAAGCTGAACATGGAACAGAATTCTGAAAGAAGCAAGGCCCGTCGTGATATCGCATGGCTGATCGTTCAGGCACAGCTGCTGCAGCTTTTTGTCATCGGCACGGCATGGTTGATCAATAAAGAGTGGGCCGAATTCCTTTTGAAGTTGAACATGGCCCTGAAGGTGGGTGCAGCGTTCTTTGCTGTAGTAATTTTCTATTTTGGATATTATGGCGTGCAGGGTGCTATTGATAAATACAAGAAAAAATAATACTTTATAAATTTTATTGCAGCATATATGATGTGGGCAATAAGGAGAACAAAACATGCTGAAAGGCGAATATCTACTTATAAAATCAGGTTTTTTGAAAGAATACGCCGCACGGCGATTCGGTGCGCAAAAGAATATCAATTCACCTGCATATCAGGATTTTGCCGCGAACAGGTTCGAACAGGCAATGCAAAGGTCAAGAAAAATATTGACCTTTGAAGGCGTTGATGCAATTGTCAGTATATCTGGGCCATTAAGTATTGAAGGGCCTGATATCTGGGATTTATACGACGGCATCGGTGGTTGCTCATATCTAAGCATTCAAGATTCTATATCACAAATACAAAGCGATTTTGACCCGACACGGGGCAAGGTTATATTCAGGATGAACACACCTGGCGGCACGGTTGACGGTTGTGATGCAACTTTTCAAGCGATATGGCAGCTTAGTCAGACCCACGATGTTGAAATTCACAACATGGGCCTGATCGCTTCTGCTGGTGAATGGCTGGCTTCTGCTGGTCATCGGGTTATCGCAAAGACGCCTGTCGCAATGCAGGGTTCAATTGGTGTTGTTTTGAACACCTTCGATTTCACCGGCATGCTGGAAAATATGGGCATAGAAGAAATCGTCATCACGAATTTTGAAAGTGCTGACAAGATACCTGATCTGAAGACAGAAAAAGGCAAGGAAATTGTCATCGAAGAACTGAATGCAATTCATGATGTTTTTGTTGACAGGGTTCTTCAGGGCAGGCAGCGGGCTTTAGCTGCAGGTGCAAAAAAGATCAGCAGGGATGACATCAATGGTCTGAAGGGTCGTGTTCTTATTGCGCAGAAGGCCATTGAAGTCGGCCTGACAGATTCAATCGAAGATGTGTCAAGCGCCGGTTCAGAAGGTTCTGGTGTTTCTGATTCAGTTAAGCAGAAAAGTCAGGCATCAGTTGATAAAAATAAATTAAAAATTGAAAAGGAGAATGAAGAGAATGAAAGCAAAAATAATAGGGAGGGAAAAAGCATGAAATTGAGTGAATTGCTGGAAAAAAACCCTGATGCAAAAGCGGAACATGACGCTTCGCTTGCTGCTGAAAGGGAAAAAGGGGCTGAATCAGTCAGGGCAGTGATCACAGCTGCTGCACCGTTTATTGAATCGGATAGTTATCCGGCAGCAATCAAAACACTTGCCCTTAAAACGATCAAGGGTGACACTGATGCTGTCGCACTGATTGCAGCTGTTGCGGCTGTAGATGCTGCGAAAGAAGGTACTACATCTGCAACTGTGCAGGATGAAGTGACTAAACAGCCAGAAACAGCGCCCACGGCGCAGGCTAATCATGAAGACAAAAAGGGGAAGGTCGAGACAATCGAAGATTATAGTGCATCTGTCAATAATCTTCGCCATCTGCAAGGCATGGCCCCGCTTAATACAGGGGGTGCATCATGAGTGTGCAGGCAGAGCAAAACAATAATTCAGTTCCTTTCATCAGATTCGCGAACCCTGCGGTCATCGATGAAGAGGCTGTTCTTTCACAGGACGCTGGAAGGACGACAGTTCTAGCGTCAAAGACGCTGATGGCAAAGATAGCGGCAACCCAGAAGTGGGAGCCCTTCACCGATGAAACCGCCACAGACGGCACTGCTTTACCGCAGGGCATTTATGTCGGCCCTGATATCGCCGCTGCAGACCTGGTCGCCGGTGATGTCGTTGACAATCAGATTCTTGTCGGTGCTGCGCTTTTTGATCTTAATCAGCTTGTGATCGAAAACAGCAAGACGCTGGACACGGTCATCAATGCGACTGGTGGTGCTGATAATATCAACATCAAGACCGTCAGGGATTATCTGGCAGACAAAGGGTTGTTCGCTGAAGATACCACGGACATTTCAGGATTTCAGGCTTAATTAAAGGGGGTAAATAAAAATGTTTAATACACCACAGGCGGTTGACACATATCCGCGCCAGATGGTCGATGCCTTTGATGAAAGGGCAATCATCAGCGTGCCGACAGGGTTTCAGTCTCTTTTCGGCAACCCAGCTTCAGCGGCAAAGACGCTTTTTTCTGCTGATGCATCGGTTGTTGATATCGATATTCTGCGCGGCAATGAAAAGCTTGCTGCAACCATATTAAGGGGCAGCGACGGCAGATCAATCACTGGTCAGAAGAATACGAATGACCAGAAGTTCACCAATAAATCAAGGGTTTATCCTCTTATTGAGGAAGAAGGCGACATCACAGCTGCGCAGTTGAATCAACGCGTTGTAGGTGAAGGCCCATATTCAGGCATCAGCAAAGAATCAAGAATGCAGTTGCTGGCAATGGGTCATCATCAGGAGCATGTCAGGCGTATGGTCAGAACGATGGAATTTCTTGCCAGTCAATCTATTTTGACAGGTTTGATGCCAGCTAAGATCGGCACAACGAACACTGATCTGATCTATGACTTCGGCAGGGATGCAGGGAACACATTTGCAGCGCCTGCAGTCTGGGATGCTGGAAGCCCGAAGATTCTTGAAGATTTCGACACGGCTTGTCAGCAGGGTCGTGAGCAGGGGCATGTCAATATTGACATGGCTATTGTCGGCGGCGGTGCGATGGATGCAATTGTCAATGATACCCTTTTCAAAAGTCAGGCAGACAACAGGGGCATTAATCTGATAGAAGTTTCAGACACGAATCCTGTGCCTGCAAGATTCAACAGATTCATCGAAGGTGGTTTTCTTGCAAGGGGAAGGATTCGCACGCCACAGGGATATGAAGTCTGGTTGTTCACCTATAATGAAGTTTATGAAGACGGCGCAGGAGCAATGCAGAAATATATGCCTGATGATAAGATCGTCTTTTTATCGTCAACTGCAAGGTTTGACAGATACTTCGGACCTTCAGAAACTATGCCGATGAATGCTGCGCGTGAAGCCTGGTTCATGGAAACATTCGGGTTTAATTCGACCGGCATGATACCGCCGAACATCAAGGGTGTGTCAGATATTGTGTCACCTGCAATGTTCTATTTTGACGGATATCCTTCAACGAATGGCAAGGCAGTGACAATCAGGTCGCAGGCTGCACCGATATTTGCAACCACTCAGACCGATGCAATTGTTGTCATCACTGACTTGCTGACATAAGGGGGTAATGTATAATGGCACAAAATAGCAAAATATGGATCGGGCCCGGCGTTCTTCGCGCCGTGCCCGATTTTAAAGGGGAAAAAGTCGTTCAGCCTGGTCATGAAATCCCGAAGGGTTTTGTTTCAAGTGATAGAATAAAACAGCTTGAAAAGCGTGGTAAGATTTGCAGCGAAAGTGCATTCACAAAGCAGCAGGCTGCTGCCGGTGTGGTGCCTGTTGCAAATGCCGCTGGCAAGATCAAGACGCTTGAAGCAGAGGTCAAAGAGCTTGAAAAGGCTAATAAGGAATTGACTGAAGGTGCCGGGCTTTCTGTAGATGCAGCTGACAAGATCAAAGATTTTGAAGCTAAGATCGGCGAGCTTGAAGGCATGAATAAGGCCTTTGAAGAAGAGGTCACATCGCTTGAAGAAGACAAAAAGAACCTTGAAGCTGAAGTGACAAGCCTGAAAGATGCTTCGAAAAAAGGTGGCAAGTGATGGGCGGTCATAGTGACAGCGCAGTCAAATTGCCGAAAAATGTTTCTGTGACAATAGGTGGAAGGACCTTTCAGGGTGAATGCCCTGAAAGGTTACTTGTTGTAGAACATAAGCTGCGTAAGCCGATTGAAATAAAGAAGCGTTCGACCGCAGGCAAATCTGGCGAAAAGGCTGACTGATGGCCCTTGCGAATCTTCGGGCATTGGCAGAAAGTCATCTTTCCGTCACGCTTGAAGGTGCATGGGCGATCGAAGTTGACCTGATAGGTCCAGACGGCAAAAAACAGCTGGGCCTGAAGGCGCAGGTTCTGTATGACCGAACGGAGCAGAACCCGGCAACGGGTCAGCCTGTGATCGTGAATGAACCTGTTGTTGTCTTGAGATATTCAAGCCTGAACCCTGCACCTGCATCGCCGAATGAAAAGTGGCATATCAGTATGCCGGTGTCACCAGTTGCCAGTGCAGAAAAAGCAGATTTTGTCCTCGACCCGTCAAGGGCGATCGAAGGCGGCAGATCGATCGGCTTCATAAGACTTTATCCGAAAAGGGTGCGACAGAAATGATGAATTTCAGAAAAATCAAGCTTAGTATCACCGGCAATGTTCTGGGCCCAGCAGAAGGGGGCAGATATAGAACGATCGGATATCAGAAGCAGAACACAGATGTTGAAGATGTTCTGGGCAAGAACCGAACGGTTCAGGTGTTCTTTTCAAGTAGTGATTTTCCGAAAAATGCATCAGGCCTGCAGGGGCCTTTCAAGCATGAAATTTCATATAGAATTGAACTTGCTGTTGCTGAAGATTCGGCAGTCAATCTTGCTGCATTAAAAGACGAAAATGCGACAGATGCCGACCGTGAAAAGGCATGGAAAAGTTTCATTGAAGCTGGCGATGCGGCAGATGACAGTTTCGATGAACTGGCAGAAATAGTTTTTCAGGTCCTTATGGATGCAAGGAATATTGATCTGGGTCTGCCTGTCGGTGATGTATCAGACCGATGGGTCGGTCAGATCAGGAAAGATGAACCTGAACCGACAGGCGAGTTTGTCATGCTGACAGGTGCAATGATGCTGACCTGCAGCACATCTGAAGCGGCAAATGGCGACCCCGGAGTCACGGGTGCAGCCATAATTGACACGACAGTCGATCTTGAAGACGATGATGTTGAAAAAGGTGGCGTCAAAGTCACTACAACTGAATAAAGGAGGTTTGAAACATGTCATTAAATGTAAATTCACAGGCCGCAGCGGTCGGGTCATCAGTCGAAAATGTCCAGTTCGCGGTCGAAGCGAAGAACGTACCGCGCAAGATTTTAATCATAGCAACATATGACCCGCTAAAGACGGCGGTTGTTGATGAAGTGCCGGTTCAGGTATTAAGCCCGGAAGATGCAGGCGACCAATTCGGGTTCGGTTTTATGGCCCACAGGCTTGCAGTACAGGCGTTCAAGGGGTCATCAGGTATTGAAACATTTATTCAGCCACAGTCAGAGGCAGGCGGCGCTGTTGTCGCAGAAGGTGAAATCGACTTCACAGGTTCAACTGGTGTGCTGGCAGGAACAATGCCCCTTTATATTGCAGGCCTTTCAGTGCCTGTCACTGTGCCTGATGCAGCGACGCCTGAGCAACTCGCCGATGCAACTGTTGCCGCGATAACTGCAGACAAGGATCTGCCCATCACTGCAACAAAGACGGCAGTCACATTTGAAGTTGTTACCACTGCAAAATCGAAGGGTCCGTGGGGCAACGATATATCAATCAAGTTTAACCTGGGAATCGGTCAGACTCTGCCTGTCGGCGTGGTTGCGGCGGTCACTGATATGGCAAGCGGTACTGGGCTTCCTGATATTCAAGACGCCCTCGATGGTCTAGGCACCGGCGACGATGCAAATGAAGATTTCTACACCGATGTCGTTCAGGGTTATGGTCAGGACAGCACAACGCTGAATGCAATCAGCACATATGTCGGTGAAGGGAACGATTTTGTCGGCCTCTATTCGAAGACAGTTTCAAGGCCTTTCAGGGTCTTGACCGGTGATGTTGTGGCAGATTCAGCCGGTCTGACCGCCTTGCAGGCGATAGCAGACGCAAGAAAACTTGACCGGGCGAATGGTGTGATCGCTGTGCCTGGTTCGCCGAATCATCCTTCAGAGATAGCCGCGCTTGCAATAGGTAATATGGCAAGAATCAATCAGGAACGTGCAGCGCAGCATTATATTGATATTCTGCTTTCAGGTATCTGGCCCGGTGCAAAGCCAGATAGGTGGACATCTGAATATGACAACAGGGATATCGCGGTCAAGGGTGGAATCAGCCCGACCCGTGTGAAATCAAGCAGCGTATTCATGCAAAACGTGATGACATTCTATCGGCCTGACAGTGTGCCGGTTTCTTCGAACGGATATCGTTCAATGCGGAATATCTCTATTCTTCAGAATATCCTTGATAATATCAGAACGAATTTTGAAAGGGCGAAATGGCAAGGCATATCGATTGTCAATTCAGTCGCGAAGGTCGGAAACACCCTTGACAGGGGAAAGGCGCGCGATGTTGGCGCTGTCATCGATGATCTGATTGCACTTGCAAAAGACTTCGAATCGAAGGCATGGATATTCGAAGCTGCATTCACTATCAATAAGCTGAAAGTGACAGGGGCCGTGACTGTCAGGTCTGGTGGAACGGGCTTCAATAATACGCTTTCAATCATTCTTTCAGGCGAAGGTGGAATTCTTGACACGGTTACACAATTCGACACAAGTATTGCTGTGTTGACATCTTAAGGGAGGTATAAAGTTATGGGAGAAGCGAGTGGAACACTACGGGGCGTGGTCTTTGACGGGCTGACGCTAAGGGTGCCGGCTGACATCAATGTCACGATGAATTTGTCGGAATATGAGAATGAGAATATCCCTACAACCGGGTTGTCAGTTCCCAAAAAGACATTGCGGTCACCAGATGCAGAAGGTGTTGTCCTGATAACAAATCCGATTGAACAGGAAACGTTGCGCGATATGGCTGGAAGGCTTCAAGCCTTTCCTATATCGGTAGAACTGGCAGACGGGTCTGTTTGGAGAACGACAGGTAATATTAATTTCGAGAATGTAGAAACACAGGAAAACAGGTCAACTGTCAAGATTATGCCTGACAGGGCAATCGGTGCCTGGGAACTGTTTTCTGCATAAAGGGGTGATCTATGACTGTAAAAAAAGAAAAGACTTTAATATCGGAAGATTCTGCAGCTGAACAGCTTGAAATTCTGATGGATTATTATGATATTGACAAGAATGATCTTGAAAATGAAGAGGGGCCGGAAGCTGTTCAGACATTGATGAACGGCCTTGTTAGGGCGATCAGGAACGGCAGGCTTGAAATCAAGGTTGATTCTGATCAAAAGTTGATCGTCACGCAACACCTGAAACACCCGCCCGGCGACATTGAAACTATTGACTATAATATTGTGGGCCAGAAGGCAAGGCTGGCAATGGATAGAGTCAAGAGCACGAAAGAGCAGGAAAGAATGTGTGCCTTCATGGGCAGTCTTTCAGGCCTGGGCGTGCAGGGTGTCAGTAGTCTGGTCGGTAAAGATATGGGCACTATGAACAGGCTGGCAACGCTTTTTTCTATGGTGTGACATCCCGTGTTCATCAGTGGTCCGGGAACCTGTTTTTCAGGGGTGTTGCACCTTCAGAAATTACCTCGATGGAATATCATGACCTGAAATATTGGAATGAATGGCATGAATTAATTGCGCAAGCAAACAAGGATGCGGGTGACGGTTGATGGGCTTTGCAGTAAGTACAAAATTCACTGGCAGGGATTTGATTTCAAAGACCTTTGCGAGGATGGGGAAAAATGCTGATAGGTTCGGCAATAAGTCGTCAAAGGCATTCAAGAAGGCGAACCGTTCTGCGTCGCGCTTCAGGGATATCACGAAAGGCATTCTGGCTGCAGCTGGTATTTCAAAGGTTTTGGGAGGGTTAAGACAGGGCCTTTCAGCTGTCACGACTGAATTCATCGGTTTTGATGGTGCCATTATATCGGCTGCGGCAAAGTTCAAAGATGTAAATCTTGCCACGGCAGAAGGTCAAAAACGGCTGCTTGAACTAAAAAAAGCCGCCCGCGAGACCGGGGCGGCAACCCAGTTCAGCGCCGGTCAGGCTGCAAGTGGTCTTGATTTCCTTGCAATGGCAGGTTTTAATGCTACGCAGGCAATGGCGGCACTTCCCGGTGTCGTCAATCTTGCCACCGTTGCGAATGTCGATCTGTCAAGGGCAACTGACATCGCCAGTGATTCGCTCGGTGCATTCGGTCTGATGACTGAAGACACAACACAACTTCAGAAAAATTTCACAAGAGTCAATGACGTCATGGCGCTGACTATGAGTCGCACGAATACGAACATGGAAGATATGTTCGAAGCGGTCAAGAAGGGTGCCCCCGATTTTACAAAGGCGGGGCAAAGCCTTGAATCATTTAATGCCCTTCTGGGCGTGATGGCTAATTCAGGAAAAAAAGGTTCTGAAGCTGGAACGGCATTAAGAAATATTATGCTTCGACTGGCTAGTCCTACAAAAGAGGCACAGAAGGCCATAAATGCAATAGGGATAAAAACTGCAGATGCCAGCGGCAATTTTAGGGATATAGTTGATATTCTTGCTGATGTTGAAAAAGGCACGAAAAAGATGGGGGAAGTTCAGAAAACAGCTGCATTGTCTACCATTTTCGGGGCAAGGGCGGTCGGCAGTATCAATATTTTACTGACAGAAGGTTCTGGAAAAATTAGAAGTTTCAGGGATGAACTTTTGAATGCTGGCGGTGCATCGCAGAAGATGGCTGATATTATGAGGACGTCGCTTGGTAATAGACTCAAGTCGATGTCATCTGCAGCCATTGAATTCGGTTTCAAGATATTCACTGCATTTGAAAAACGGGGTGCTGGTGCGATTGATAAGATGACAGAAGCGATCAGGAATTTTGACCCTCAGTTTCTTATAGATGGCTTAAATCTTGCTATTAAGTCGGTAACCAGTCTCTTTAATATTATAAAATTTTTCGGCCCTGAATTGCTTGTTATAACGGGAGGATTTCTAGCCTATGGCGTAGTTATGAAAGGTTTGGCAATAGGTGAGGCTGTTATAGGTTTTATTAAATTATTCTCAGTATTAAAATCTACAGCTGCAGTAATGGGTATTTTAAACGCTGTTATGATTGCAAATCCGATCGGGGCAATCATTTTCGGTGTCACCGCGTTAGTTGCTGCTATAGTACTGTTGGAAAAAAAGTTCAAGGTTTTTACTAAGATCGGGCAAGCGCTTGGGAAGTTTTTTATACCAGGATTCGGAAAAAATGAAGAGACTGCTGCGGGAGTTGGGGCGGCCCCGGTCGCGCCGAATAAGGAAGAGGCCGCGGCGCAGCGAATTGCCTTTAAGGGCCAGCTGGATATTTCCGGTGCCCCTGCAGGTTCAACTGTTCAAGGCGCGACAACGGGTGCCCCGGCAATCGATATGAACCTTCTGGGAGTCAATCCATGAGCTGGCGCGACAGGTTGAGGCAGCTCATCACACTGACATCGCCTGAAGGGAATATCTTTGAAGGTAAATGGAAAGGCAATTCAAGAAGCATGAACAAGAAACTGGGCCTTTTTGAATTTCCGAAAGTAAAAGGCACAAAAGTTCAGGACCTTGACATCGGTTCTGCCAGATATCCGCTGACGATCTTCTTTGACGGTGAAAATAATGATCAGGAGTCCGACAGGTTTTTCAAGGCATGCAGCGAAAGGGGGGTCTGGAACATCATTCACCCTGTCAAGGGGTCGCTTGATCTTCAGTTGATATCGGTCAAAGAAAATATTGAACCTGTTGAATCTGGTAATGTGACGCAGTTCGATATGGAATGGATAGAACCACTGAAAGACAGTGAAGTGCCTTCCCTGTTTCAACAAAGATCGACTATCGACAGCCAGATCGATGAAATCAATTCAACCGCTTCTGACCAGGTCAATAGCAATGTTCTGCAGCGAACTGCTGCACAGATAGCAGCCTTCGAATCGACAGTCAATGCTGTTGTTGCCGCTGTCGAAAAGTTTCTTGCCCCTGTTTATGAACTTCAGGCAGAAATAAATTCGCAGATTTTGAGCATCAAAAGGGGTATCAATTCACTGCTGTCTGCACCTGTTCTTGATATTGTATCGATAGCGGGTCAAGTTCAGGCGCTTGTTCAGCTGCCAGCACTTGCAATTGCAGATGTCAATTCAAGGATTGACGCATATGAAAATTTCATTTCTGCAGCACTGGATTTTTCACCAGATACTGCCAAAACAAAAGACAGGAATATCGTGGCTGTTCAGGAACTGGCATTGACATCGGGTCTTGCCTCGATCAGTTTCGTGTCGTCAACGGGCGAACTTGCCAGCCGCCTGCAGGCGATAGAATTGATCAATTTAAACACTGAACTTTTCAAAAATATCACTGACACGCTGGATGCAACACAGGACCTGTTTAAAGATGAAATCATTGATGATCAATATTTTTCACAGTCTGAAAGCTATTCAGACGCACTGTTGATGATTTCGCAGACTATCGCATATCTCTTGCGGTCAGCCTTTGACCTTTCCATCGAAAAAAGATTCGTTCTTGAAAAAATGCGGGCCCCGATAGAAATCACGATCAAGGAATATGGCGATCTTGGTGAAGATGATCTGAACTTCGCACTTTTTATTGAATCAAACAGCCTGAAGGGTAATGAAATATTGATATTGCCTGAAGGCAGGGAAGTGCTTGTTTATGTTTAAATATTTAAAAAACGACCTTCAAATTTGCCCGTCAGGAGATCTTTTCATGTTGGTCAAGGGGTAGACAGTGGCGAAACCTATACCCGGAAAACAATATACAATTCAAGATGAAAACAGCCTTTCGCAGATAGCTGCCCGCGCATATGGTGATGAAAAGCTATGGCCCAGAATATGGTCGGCAAATCAATTTATTCTGCGCAGCGGCGACCCTGACCTGATATTTCCCGGCGAAGTCATTTCAATACCTGTTCTGCCTGAAAGACAAAAGTTGAAAACGGCAGTGACTGACCCAGTTATTCCTGGAAAAGATAAAGATGATATGACTATCATCATCGATAGTCTTGAAATAAAAAGCATGAGTTCAAGAGTTGTCAGAACGATGGACACTGCAGCAGATGCGTGGTCGGCCTCTATAGAATGGCAACCTGGTGTCAGGCCTGATATAGACAAAAGGGTCAGGCCTTATGCATACCCGCCTGCAGCTGTTTATATAGGCGGCAAGTTGGTGGTCAATGGTATTCTTTATACAACAGAATCAGATTTGAGCCCTACCCAAAGCATTAAAAGACTTGAAGGGGCTTCATTCACGGCTGATGTTGTTGATTCTACAATGAAACCGCCTTATGAAAAGAACAATGTCACTTTGAAGCAGCGGGCTGAAGAGATTGTCAAGCCTATGGGAATTGATGTTGTTTTTGATATAGAAGAAGGAGGCGCTTTCGACAGGGTAACGGCTAACGAAAATGACACATTATTTCAGCATTTGGCAGGCCTCGCGATGCAGAGAAGTGCCTTGATCAGTTCAACTGTCAATGGCGATCTGTTGGTCACGCGGGCCGCATCTGGTAAACCTGTTGCAACTCTCCAGGAAGGCAGTCAGGGGGCAATCAGTTTGACTGCAAGATATGACGGTCGAAAACGGTTCAACGTATATCGTGCCATCGGTAATTCTCCTGGCGGCAACAAGGTCGGACTGGCGAAAGATAACAAGGTTCCCAGATCAAGATTCCTGACATTTCAGGCAAATGAAACGATCAGCGGTGATATCGATAAAGCTGCGCAATGGCGACGGTCAAAGCAGCTGGCTGATGCCTTGACAATTCCATTTCCGACAGATAGTTGGTATAGGCCTGATGGTGAATTATGGCGTGAAAATACAATCGTGACAGTCATCAGCCCGACCATTCATGTGCCTGATGGGTTTAATTTTCTAATACGTTCAGTTGAATATATAGACGATATTGCGGGAAAGACTGCAATATTGAACCTGGTCCCGCCGCAAGTATACACTGGCGAAGAATTGAAGGAACCGTGGGTATGATCAGAACTGGAATTGTAACAGGCAGGGAATTGAAGAAAAACAGGGATTCTGGAAATGACCGTCTTCTGTTGCAGGTGCAGATCACTGATGCCGACGACATTCACACCGTCGAATATATGTCGCCGCCCGGTGAAGACAGCAACCCCCCCAACGGGACAAAGGTCTTGATCGTCGATGTCGGTCGTGCATACAAAGTTGCGATCGCGGCAGATGATAATATTTCGCCATCTATGGCAGAAGGTGAAAAGAAATTATATTCAATTTCTAGCGGGACCATTGCAGCCTTTATAAATTTCCTGCAAAGTGGTATTGTAGAAATCAACGGCAACAATGATTTTGCTGTCAGGTTCAATGAGCTTGAAACGGGGTTCAACCAATTTAGGACTGATTTCAATAATTTTGTGACTATTTTTAATGCTCATACGCAGGTAGTTTCAGGCGGAGTTGCGCAAATACCTGCAGTTCCTGGTGTGCAGACTACGGCAGATATTTCTGCTGCGAAAGTCAATGAGGTAAAGCTACCATGAGCGCAATTATATATGATGCACAGGGAAAGATCGCGAAATGTAAAGATGAATCAATTGCTTTTTATTGTGGGCCGGAATTGACAGAGGCGGCAATAAATATTTTGCAAATATATTTCGGAATAATATCACCACAGGATGCGTTGATAAATAATATCAGCAAATGTCACTATTGCAAAAAGGATAAAAATGACTGATATTTTTTCTGGCGACCCGCGGCTTTTTTTATCTGAAAACGGTTCAAGGCTGATTTTTAAAGGTGGACAGCCTGTCATGGACAGGGGCCTTGAAAATCTTGCCATTATCTCTCTTTTTACAAGTCGGGGCTGGGTCGGGAATATCCTTTTTTCTGATATCAATCAGCAGATCGGCAGTGATTTTGAAGAGGCCGCGAAGCAGCCCATCACGCTTTCAATGCTGAATGATCTTGCGCAGGCTGCAGAAAAGGCACTTGACAACCCTGCTTTCGGCAATGTAGTTGTGACAGTTGAGAACCCCAGCAGCAACAGGTTGAATGTGACTGTACTGATTGAACCGCCTGGTCAGGATAGTAGGGCCTTGATATTAAGTAGAAACGGTGACAATTGGATTGCCCAGAAAATAGAACCAGCTGAAGGGAGAAGATAAAATGAGTTTGAGCCTACCTACAACACAGGAATCAAAAGACACGAATCTTGCGAATCTTGAAGGGCAGCTGTCGCAATCTTCGCCGCTGGCTGATAAGGCGTTTTTGCGGGTTCTGGCGGCAATGGAAGCGCTGGGCGTTGCCACCCCGCTTTATAAGTTCGCCGCAGAAAGGGCCCGTCAAAATTTATGGATAACGGCAACGGGCGATGATCTTGACCTACTGGGAGTTGAATATAATGTTCCCAGAAAGGCTGCAGTAGTAGCAGTGTTGACAATACAGCTGCCCGGAACGAACGGCACGATCATACCGGCAACAGTTGATTTCATTGGTGATTCAAACGGTGTCAGGTATTTTCCAGATTCATCTGCAACGGTGATCGCTGGTTTCGCAACGATGACAGTGACAGCCGAAGAAGCTGGCATTTCTGGCAACCTGCAGGTCGGCGATACTTTATCGATAGGCACGCAGATCGCCGGTGCAGAAACTGTCGCATCTGTGACGGTTGTTGATACCGTGGGAACGGAACGCGAAACAGATGATGCCTATAGGATCAGGGGTCTGGACGCGACAAGATCAGAAGGCGGCGGCGGTAATTCTTTTGATTATAGAAACTGGGCACAGGAAGTTTCAGGGGTTGCAAGGGCTTTCCCTTATGCTGGACAACCCACTGTCGTAGGAACCCCGCCAGACAGAACTGTTTTTGTTGAAGCTGACACGACAATCGACCTTGACGGAATTGCACCGCAGGCACTGCTGGATGATGTCAGGGATAGTATCACGACAGACCCGTTGACAGGTTTCACCCGTCAGCCGCTGGGTTTGACCGATTCAACACTATGGGTCGAATCAATAATCAGGTCTGAATTTTTCATTGAAGTCACAGGTCTTGTGATTGATTCTGCTATCGAAACAGAGACAAAGGCAGAAATTGAAACGGCAGTGACAAACTATTTTATTTCATTGAACCCTTTCGTTGCCGGTCTTGATTTTCTGGGTGACAAAAATGATGTAATCACGCAGCTGACCATTTCAGATATCATTCAGGATATTCTTTCTGCAAGAAGTGGTTCTGCGACAAGCATTGCGTTCGGTTCAGCCTTTGGGTCTTATCTTTCGACGCCTGTCACCCTGGACCCCGGAGAAAAAGCAAAGCTGGGCACGATAACAAATTCAACACAAAGCTGGATTGAAGAGACTGGTCCGGCCTATACAGATGTGACAACTGAATTCGGCAGCGATGCATCTGATGTGCAGATATTCGCCGCCGACGATGATTATATATATGTTGGTTATGATTCAACCTTCGAAGGTATTGAAGTTGTGTTGTCGATCGTATCAAGTGACGATATTGCCGCCGTTTTCGAATATTGGAACGGTTCGGCATGGACAGTATTGACTGTCATTGATGGAACGAACGGGTTTGTTCAAAGTGGTGACATTGAAATCACCGTGCCGCTTGACTGGGCAGCGGTTTCTGTGAATAGTGTTTCAAGATTTTATGTAAGAATTCAAAGAACAGAAAACACTGTCACAACGCCGCCCACTGAAGACACGATCAGAATTGAATCTGGTGATCTGGGGGTTGTCTATGTCTGATCTGATGCGTGCGGTTTATGATGCAGTTATGCCGCCAGGTTCTGTCTGGACCCCTGAAGAAGAAAAAGAGTTCGACCAGCTACTTGACGGCATGGCAGAGAATTCAGAGGTTGTCAGAACATTTCTTGCCGACCTTGCGAATATTCGCAGGCCTTCAAAGACAACGCTGCTTGATGATCTTGAAAAAGAATTCGGCATCGTAAAAAATGAAAACAGCAGTGATGATGAAAGAAGGGCGCAGATTGCGGCGGTCAAATTTTCAAAAGGTGGCAATGGCGACAGGGATTTTCTGCAGAATGCATTGATAACGGCAGGTTTTGATGTGCAGGTTCATGAAAATACCCAGCCTGTTGACCCTGGTCTTCTGCTCGATTCTGAAGAGTATTCGGCGGCAGGTCATAGCAACAACCTTTCTGCCGATTTGATCAGTGATGACTGGCCCTTTGTGTTTTTTGTCGGCGGTGATGCAACGCTCGGCGGCGGCGGTGAGATAACTGACCTGCAGTATGGTTTTATTAATATTGACAGCGTGCCTGTTTTCAAAAGAATTTTGAAGGCTATTATCCCGATGCATGCATGGGCAGGGGTCAAGGTTATCGGGTTTAAATCAAATTATTTTGGCTTCGATGATGATCCAGATGCGAACACCTTCGGCGACCTTGCTGACCCGGACGTGGGCGGCTTATTTTCAGAAATAGTTTAAAAGGAGAAATATTATGTCACAAAGACCACCGAGAGATTTAGACTGGGTGCCTGACGATAGCACCGGCATCAACGTGCCCAGCCAGACAAAGCAGAATGCCGGTTGGATAGTCGAAAAGCCTGCAAGACAATTTTTCAACTGGATGTGGAACAGGCTTTCAAGGTGGACACACTATTTTTCAGGGCAATCGCAGGAATGGATTGTCATTGATTCCACCAATACAAATGAAAAAGATTATGACACGCTTGCTGCTTATATAGCTGATTCCCCTGCTGCTGGTGACAAGGTGCTTGTCAAGGAAACACAGGTATTGACGGCGCAGATGATTATTCCTGACGGTATTACATTGCGCATACTTGACGGCGTGAATTTCACCAGATCGACGCTTGAAGCAAATTCGGTCATCAAGTTCGGTTCTGATATTATTATTGAAGGTGTTCTGAATCTTGTTTTATCGCAGACCGGCACGACCGCAAAAAGTGTCGAATTTGACGGTGACAATGTTGTCGGAAAAATTAATATTGAAAATGCATCAACGGGAACACTGACGACGGCTTATCATATCAATGCGAACAAAACAGGAAATCGAACAGATGGTTTTGCTCAAAATACTGGTGGCGGCGCATTGACAAATACCATTGTTGATAATTCAACAGAAGATTCAAATTTGTTAATTATTATCGACGAACCAAACAATATTGTTATATCTACAGTTTTTGTTGATCGAATGTCAGTACAAACTATTGGAGGGATTAAAACATTTACCGATAGTCCAATTATTAAGAATGGTTCTCCATTATTGGAGATATTTGAAACAGATGTGACAGCCGATAATAAGAGGTGGCAGATTAGAGCAGTCGGGGAACAACTATTACTTAGCATGCTCAATGATGCTGGCGATACATTTACTGATGTAATGGTGATAGATAGGACCGGGACAACGATTGATAAGGTCAGATTAAATGGCGTAGTATCGGTAAACGGTTTAGCAACCAGAAGTATAGACATTGGCACTTGGGATATGAATGCAGATACTACAAAATTGGTTGCACATGGGTTAACGGGGGCCAATATTCGCAAGGTATCGGTATCGATTAGGGCCGATAACGAATCAGATGTAGTTGATTTGAATTATGATGACAGTACTGGAACGGGGGAACAGGGGCACTCATGGGATAATTCAGATATTATTATGTCAAGAAAACTAAACGGATTTTTTGATGACACTTTTTATGATTCTATACCGGGAAATAATCGTGGATGGATAACAATATCTTATATAGCATGATAAAAATAACAACACTTTTAATATTTTTCATATCAATTAATGTGGCCTATTCTGCTGATAAATGGGATAAGGAAGATTTAATTCTGGCTTCTATATTTACAGCAACAACTGTAATTGACTGGGGGCAGACCCGTGATATGGTAAAAATCAATGAAAAGACAGGTCTTACCCGCGGCTATATAGATGGTCAATGGATTAGCCGATTGCCTCATCGTGAAACTAATTATTTACTGGGCAATTATCCAACGATCGGAAAAGTTGATACATATATGCCGCTTGCAATTGCATCAACATTGACTATAGCGCATTATTTGCCTAAAAAAAAGAGGAAGTTTTTTTTGTACTTCGTATCTATACTGGAAATATATACTATACATAATAATCAAAAATTCGGTCTTAAAATTAATTTTTAATTATATCGCACTGATATCGGTCAAATAGATATCATTTCCGTTCATATGTTTATTTCCGCAGGATAGATCATATTTCGATGATCGTTCTATTTCTTCGGGAATATCCGGGAGCGCCTTTGTATTGTTCTTTTGTTTTGATTTACAGTTCCTGCAGATCTTTTCTCTGTATCCTGGCATGCATTCTGTAGATGCAATCTTGCCGTTATATGCTTCGCAGAAAATATATGCCCTTCCACTTCCTTTATATTGCCCAGCGCTGAAGCCTGGTTTTCGTTTCGGTATGCCTGCAACTTCTTTCAGTTTATCCAGTTTGATATTATTAATTTTCAGGACCCGCAGTTTAAATTGTGTTTCTGCGATCCCGTCATATTCGGCTGAAGTCGGGCTATAGCCTAGTTTTTTATATATTCCTTTCAGGTTTTTGGCAGCTTTCCCCAGATATTTCTTGTCGATTTTTTCTGTCATTTCCGCCCCCTTTATCATCGGTTATATTTAATATTATGATTATGCTTCAGATAGATTTTCAAGTCTTCTTTGATCTTATATTCCTTCCCATATGACTTCAAAAGCCCGATTGCCTGGTGTAGAAAATCTTTCCAGTTGATTGTTTTGGCCCTTTTGTCATAATTCCATTTGCCTATTCTATATTCATCGACAAATTCATGGGTTTTATATATTATTTCAAGGGTCTGATCCGGGTAGATTACAGGTTCAAGGCTGACCCAGGTCTTAAAACCTTTCAGTTTTGCAATTTTAAGGACATCATACCTTTCTTTCGGTGTCGCAGCAAATGGTTCCCATGTCCTGCTTTTTTCCTCAGACCAGAATGTCATCGTAGTGCCGAACCAGTCACGGCCCTTTTCTAATAAGTCGAAATCTCTTGTGGCCCGCCAGCCGCCTTTTGTCAGGATGCGAACAGTCATGTTGTTTTCTTTCAGGATTCTGATTGCCTGCCGGGTAATCTGCAATTCTTCATCGATCGGGGCATATGGGTCACAAGAAAAACAAAGAAAAATTTCTTTTCCGTTATATTTTGGGGCTTCTTTCGTTAGAACATCGATCAAGCCGTTGCGGGCCGTCGCTGAATCCGTGAATTCTTGTCTGTCTATATGAAGTATGCCGGGCGCATAACAATATGAGCAACCATGCCCGCAGCCCCGGTAAATATTGACTGCAAGATCGCAATATTCTTTCGCCTTACCTTTCGGTTCATAGATCGCTTTTATCATGATATTCCCCTTAAATTATCGAGCGGACTCTTTATCTCCGCCGCTATTTTTGTCACATGACAATATCCCATCGTAGTTCGCACATCTTTGTGTCCAAGAAGTTCTTGGACGGTGCGGATATCCGTTCCGCCTTCCAGCATGTGCGTAGCGAAGGAATGCCGCAACATGTGGGGCGTAACCCTTTGAAGTATACCGGCACGCTCTGCTGCCTTTTTTACCGCCTTCTGGATGGTAGAATCAAAGATATGGAAACGCCCTTTCTTGCCTGTGGCCGGATGCTGTGAGATTCTGCTTGACGGGAAAAGGAACTGGAGGCCGAGCCTGTCTGTCGTATGGTCTTTGTTCCAGGGGATCTCCACGTGGCCGAAGCCCTTTGAAGCGTCGAACCTGTGTGTCCGCTCCACCTTTCGCATCTGGACCTGTAGAGGCGAAATAAGATTTTCCGGAAGAATAGTGACGCGATCTTTCTTTCCTTTAGCGTCCCTCACATTAATCTGGTGCCCGTCGATATCAATGTCCTCCATCCTAAGAGATACCACCTCACCGGGTCGAAGTCCTGCACCGTAGGCAAGCTCAACAATCAGTCCTACGCCATTGCCGAAGAGGGCATCGAGCAGCATGCGAGTGTCATCAATGGAGAGATAGCGCGGTTTTTTCTTGGCCCGCTTCGCCCTCACCGCATCGATCTTGCCATCCAACTCGATCATAAAAACATTCTTATACATAAAAACCAGCGCATTCAGCGCCTGGTTTTGAGTAGAGGCAGAGACTTTGCGAAAAATAGCAAGGTAAGTAAGATAATCAGTAATGAGGTTTTCAGGATTTCCCAGCATACCCATTTCAGAGTTAAAACCATGAAAATAAATAAACTTACGCGCCCACCCGACATAGTTTTTCCGGGTAGATTCAGCATAATGTTTCACCTTAACTGCATCAGATACACGTCGCAAAAATAGTGATTTAATTTTTTTCATGTATCTCTACCTCCTTTCACTGAGCGATAACCGGAAAAATTTACGATTAGTTATTGTTATCTGTCTAGAGCTTCGCTAGCAAGCTTATAACAAATAAATTGCCCTTTAATGACTTTAACATATTCTCGATTTGATCTTGCATTATCAAGCTTTTTGATGGCCTCATGATGATCTGCCAATTTTTCCAACGCATTCACCGCTTGCTCTACGGCAGATAACACGCCAGTGCAAGGGACCTGCGCCCCGGATTCTGTTTTAGTAATAAGGGAGGTTTTTATATATTCAACCCGCCTGGGTCGCCGGCACTTACAGCCCAAAGAGTTCCATTTTTCCCGTTTATTAAATAAATCTTATTTGGTGTGTCCATTTTACAATCTCCTTGAGGGGCTTGCCCCCTGACTTAAATCGTTATGGCGCAGTCTCGTTTAGTGCCTTGGCTATCTTCTCAGCGTCTTCCATTGAAAAACATTCACAAATGCTCTCGCAGTGGTCTTCAAATTGTTCGCCATTGTATACTGTCGGTTTTGTTGCATCCACCACCGTTGCCTCAAAGCAACAATGCCCACTTTGAGATCCTTCTCTTGCTTCATATCGCATTTCTTTCTCCTGCCTCTTTAAGGTTCATGCGCCATAACAATGCGCTGCACTCGGAAATCGGCTACGCCGCTTCCGGTGATCTTGGTCGTTATAAAACTATCCCCTCTGTCAGCGTTCCCAGAAAACAGCCGCCTTTATTCCCTTTCTTGTGCTTGTATCCGGCTGCACATTTATCTGGGTCACTGCCTTTCGCACCCCTGTTACACTCTATGCAATCAACATAAAGTTGGCCTCTTGAATCTTTTTCGCTATATTTTACTTTTTGCATTTGATCTCTCCTTGTAGTTAAAAGTTTTATAACAAGTCACTGCAAAAGGACTTGCTGTTACTGGTTTCGTTTTAATCTCTCAAGGTTTTACCTTCTTGTTGAAGTCAACAAAATGGTTGCTCACAATCCGCAAGCCCTTGAGTTCGGGCGTTAGGTCTTTAACCCCGCGCAAGGTCAAACGCTATCTGGCGCGTTTCCTCTTCAAATCTTTTCTTTCCGGCCGCAAAATATTCCTGATCTATTTCACACCCCACAAAGTCGCATCCAAAATAATGTGAAGCTATGGCGCTGCTGCCGGATCCAAGATGAGTATCGAGGATTCTGGATCCCTTCTCTGCAAATTTAGTTAATAGCCACTTATAAAGATGAACCGGCTTTTGTGTCGGATGAATCCGTTTCTCGTTGAGTTTTTTATTTCCTTCCATGATCCGGCCATTCCCGATCGAGCCCTGCAGCATCCCATTCCACATATAAGGGAATAACCTCACAGAGTCGATCAAGGAACAATAAGCTATCTCACAATCACTGAAAGTAGAAGCGCTGTTGCACTTATCCCAAATAATGCGGCCGGGGCCTGCATTCGCCACAGGATAATAATTATAGCCCCATATAATTTGCCCTTTTGACACTCTGAATAATTCATCGAAATAGGCTTGGTCAGGCACCTTCCAAACTCCAATCTTTTTATAGCCTCCTCGATCGACACCAGTTTTACTGCAGCGCCCCCCGTAAAAGCCCAATTTGTTTGGCCCATCAAAATAAGGTGGATCCACAATGGCCAGGTCAAAAGATTTGTCCGGTTGTTTCGCCATATATTCCATGCAATCAATATTTAATAATTCAACCACCTAAAACCTCCATGTCTGCTGCGCAGCCAGCGCAGGGTCAAAACCTAACCAATCAATGCAGCCGGACTGGTGCCCAGCCGCTGATTTTGGCTGTTATATGGCTTTTGCATCAATGGTTATGCTCTCCTTACTACGCAAGGGATGAATAGTGAAGCTTCTTATGCCGGGATTTTCTTCCAGCATCGCCTTTAGTCTCTTCCGATACATCTGATGCGGCAACAATATTGTTTGAGGTTTATGCTGCATTAAGTCAATACTCACCAAAATAATATCGGCATCGTCGGGAATTTCGAGGGCGGCATATTCTCCAAATGAAGAATCGCGCCATATAACACGGCGTTCAACCGTATCACTACCCGTTGTCTCGCCTGGGGCTTGGTTCTCTTCGGTTGTCTTCTTTTCGTTTGGCATGTTGCCTCCTTTATCCGTTCACGGTTAACTCAAAGTTATGGCATCAGTCCCAAATTACATCGGCCCCACTGCAAGTTGGGCACATATAAGGCCCCGCGCTGTTACTCACCCACTGTTGCTGGTCTCCGGCAATATGTGGGGGCCTTGAAACCTTTCCCATCCCTTTGCAGTTCGGGCAACCATGCGGGGTGCTTTGACAATGCTCTTTGAAAAGTTCAGGGTTTTGGTAGGCAAAAGTTGTTCCTTCCACTGTTGCCTTTTCGGGCTTCTGCCATAACCCGTCCATCAACTCGGACTGTCCAACGCTTCGCTCGTCCTGTCCTTTTGCCTTCTCGTTTGTCTCGGTCATTTTGATCCTCCTCGGTTTCTATCTGTCCAGCCGGTTATGTCAATCGTTAGCCTGCTGATCCACGATCTAATGCCTCATTAATAATCTTGGCTAAATCATCATCCTCACCTCTTATGTTATAAATCTCCTTTAGCGCACTAGAAAGAATTTGCTTGTCACTAGCCAGCCATTGAACATATTGGCAGTCTTCCATCGTGGGGCAGGCTAACCCGTCGCTGCAAGGTACTTCGGCCACGGGTTCTGTCTGGGCTTTAAGGTCATGCTTTAATTCTTTGCCACATAAATCGCATGTTGCTGGCCACCCTCTTTCGTTAAGCCAAAAACTTTCTCCACACTCACAATTCACTATCTTCATCTTTCCATCTCCTCCAGTGTCCGAAGACCCTGAGCTTTTATGTTATATTTTTCTTGCCCAGATATACTCATCATTTTCTTCATCATACTTACTCGCCCATTCAAGCTTTGCTCTTTCGATTCCTGTATCTGACCAGCCTATTTTTCTTTCTCTGATTTCTATGATGCAATATTCTTCATGGCATACATCATTGGAAAATTCATCAGGGTCATTGGAATTATCGAAAGCATTAATCGCCTCTTCCAATGTTGGCCACAACCCAACTGTGAAATACATATCTTCATCTGTGCGGTCTACAGCTTCAAATATAACACGGCGTTCAACCGTATCACTACCAGCTGTTTCGTTTGGGGCTTGGTTCTCTTCGGTTGTCTTCTTTTCGTTCAGCATGTTGCCTCCTTTATCCGTTCACGGTTAACTCAAAGTTAGGTCTTTAAACCCGCGCTAAAAGCCTTATCCATGCTTCAGCTGCGCATTCCGGCACTTGCCCGTTTCCGAGGCCTTTAAGTCTGTCCACCCTGAAGGCCACCCCATTAGCCACTCTACCCACGTCGGGTTCAGCTGCCCAGTCGTGGGAATATGTCCTTTCTCCCGATATACTTCCGTCACAAGATTCTGTCCACCCTGGCCGTGAAGGCCCGGATTCTGATGGCTTCTTGCTGTGGGAGTCGGCCACATCTGCCTTGCAAGAACAGATTCCAGATTGTTGAATTTGTCTTTTGCCCTCTCCGGTGTTACGGCACCCGTCATGCAGGCACGGGGCGTCGGCCATATCTTCACTGCCGTTGATAAGCTTTGCTGAGAACCCTTCTTCCCCTCCCTTCTTATCTGAAGACCTTGACGTGCTTCCGATGCAACCGGTGTCGGCCAATATTCCGGAGTCTTGACCATTTGCGGAAGAGACTGTCCTGTCATGTTCTCCGTGATTGTCCCGCCGCGTGTCCCATCCGTCGCTGCGGGTGTAGCCCATAATCCAGATCCTCTCCCGTTTGTGCGGTGCTCCCACGTCGGCAGCGCCCAACACTCCCCATTCCGCATCGTACCCCATCGCGACCAAGTCTCCGAGAACTCTTCCAAGCCCCCGAAGAGTGAGTGCTGGTGAGTTTTCCACGAAGACGAAGCGGGGTCGTACTTCACCAATGATCCTTTCCATTTCCCCCCAGAGTCCGCTGCGCTCTCCATTGATGCCGGCGCCTTTCCCAGCAACGGAGATATCTTGGCATGGAAAGCCGCCAGAAACGACGTCAACAATTCCTTTCCACGGTCTTCCGTCAAAAGTTGTGATGTCAGACCAAATTGGGAAAAGATCGAGAAGTCCTTCATTTTGTCGTTGCGCCAGAATAGTTGCGGCGTAGGCATCACGCTCAACTGCACAGACGGTTCGCCATCCGAGCAATTGCCCTCCGAGTATTCCTCCACCAGCGCCTGCGAAAAGAGCCAACTCATTCAATGTTCCCTCCTTTTTAAAGATTGTGCCTGCTGCGCAGCCAGCGCAGGTTCAAAACCTAACCAATCATTGCAGCGGACAGGAAACCTGCCGCTGAATTCGCATGTTATGGCTCTATAGGCCCCATTTCTTTTTGTACTCTTCAATGAATGTTTTCGGGAAATCAGATTTCCATCCACACTCAAGACATACAAATTGATTAACATCAAATTTTGTTCGGGGAGTTGTTCCGCAATCAATGTTTCCGCAATAAGGAGAATACCCTCCCCTCTCCATCAGGTTTCGGCGCACTATGCTCACACCACCCTCGCCATAACAAGGCGCTGCAAGGGACTCGCTACCACTCGTTTCGTCTGGGGTTTTTGCTCCTTCAGTCATTGTTTTAGTTCCTCCTTTGTCTCAGGTGGCCCGCAAGCCCCTGAGCTCAATCGTTCTAAGGCTTTCCTAATTTAGCCAATAATATACCCAACCCGCCGCCCACGCCAAACCAGCTAAGTAAACCGAATCCTAGCATGAATCCCAACTCTATATACCAAGGATCTTCTTTTGATAATATGAATGCTTGTCCTGAATAGATCCCAGCACTCAATAAACTTCCCACACAATATAGCGCAATATAAAAATCCATTTACTCCTCCTTGTCTCATTAATAAGCACGCCTTAGAACCACGCGCTCAAAGGGAGCGGCAATGGCGTTTCTGTTTTCTAAGTGAGCAGGTTGCGCCGCCCCCTTAGCTTTTACGTTAGCCCCTCTCCAAATCACAAATATGGGCCTCCAGTCGGGCAGTTGTTTCCAATAGTTTAATGTTTGCTCTACACAAAGATGCTTCTAAGCTTCGTTGCTTCATCGCTTTTGCCTGATCCATTCCTTTATTGAGACTATCCAAGGTAATTTGCAGCGTGGCTAACAATTCCTTCAACCCGGACTCGCTACCACTCGGTTCGTTTTTGCATTCTTCTTTTATCTTGTCATTTTTATTCATCAGTCTTCTCCTTTTTAGGCCCGCAAGCCCGTTAAGTCAAACGTTATGGCATCAACTCCAAAGCACTCCGGCCCCACCACAAGCCGAACATACGTAAGGCCCTGCGCTATTATCAACCCATTGTTGTTGGTCTCCTGCTATATGAGGGGCCTTGAAACTTTCCCCGTCCCATTGCAGCTCGGGCAACCGTGAGGGGTGCTTTTATAATGCTCTTTAAAAAGTTCGGGGTTTTGGTGGGCAAAAGTTGCTCCTTCCACAGTTGCCTTTTCGGGCTTCTGCCATAACCCGTCCATCAACTCGGACTGTCCAACGCTTCGCTCGTCCTGTCCTTTTGCCTTCTCGTTTGTGTCTGTCATGTGACCTCCTTGCTTTCTATTTGTCCAGCCGGTTATGTCAATCGTTCTAAGTCTTATAAGTAGGAACTATCATTTGAGCGCAAGTTGGGCCGCATGAAATTCCTTTTGTGATAGTTGTGACACGCATATTTTCTTTTTCTAAAATTTCAAAAAGTAGAGGCCCTACAACCAAAGGTGGGTCTGGTCTGATTGGTCCATCGAGCATTTTCATGCCCGCTTCTAAGTCTTCTTTTATGGTTGTTGTTCTCCCCCAAGGCTCCTTAGAACCATCCGCTGCAAGGGACTCGCTATCACTCGTTCCATCTGGGCTTTCAGCTTCTTCAGTCATTGTCTTAATTCCTCCTTTGTCTCAGGTGGCTCGCAAGCCCCTGATCTTGGTCGTTATAACTCAAATTCTATTAAATGCGGTTACTTCATAAACGGGGCCTGGTTGCGCCAGTCCTTTAACTCAAGCTGTTAGCGGGTCTTTTGCCCTTCGGCAGCTTTTCGTAAAACGACAACGCCGCAACCAAAAGCCCCGATATTGCCCTCTCTCCACG